TCTCCAATGCAAGACAACGATCAGCCCGGCGCCGAGATTGATATGGATCCTGATGTCGAGAATGATGTCGAAGAGCATGATGACGGCTCTGCGACCGTAACCCTTGACGAGCCGGACGAAGCCCAAAACGCGGAGTTCTATGCCAACCTCGCCGAGGACATGGACAATTCCGACATGATGACGATCTCCAGCCAGTTGCTGGAGTTCATTGAGCGTGACAAGGAAGCCATATCGCTGCGTGATAAGCAGTATGAAGAAGGCCTGCGCCGCACGGGTTTGGGCGATGATGCGCCTGGTGGCGCCGACTTCCAAGGTGCGTCCAAGGTCGTTCACCCCATGCTGACAGAGGCGTGCGTTGACTTTTCATCGCGCGTTATTAAGGAAATTTTTCCTTCAGGTGGACCTGTTAAGGAATTTATCCCAGGCGAAGTAACGCAAACCAAACGCGAAAAAGCCCAGCGTAAACAGAAGTTTATGAACTGGCAGCTAACGCAGCAGATGGTTGAGTTTCGGCCTGAGCTTGAGCAGCTAACGACCCAGATTCCGCTGGGTGGCGCCCAGTACATGAAGATGGTCTGGGACGAGCAGCGCAATCGGCCCATGTCGATCTTCGTGCCGATCGACGACGTTTACCTGCCCTACAGCGCCACTAGCTTCTACACTGCCGAGCGCAAGACGCATGTCCAGTATCTGACTCGGCTTGAGTTTGAGAAGCGTGTCGGCACCGGCATGTATCGCGAGATCAGCCTTGTAGCCCCGCAAGAGCCCGAGCTTACCGGCCCGGCGAAGGCAAACAACAAGATCGAGGGTAAGGAACAGAACAGCTACAACGAAGACGGAATGCGGACGGTCTTTGAGATCGCCTGCTGGCTAGACTTCGAAGACAACTTCGGCCTTGCCCCTTATCTGGTGACGATCGACCACACCACAAAGGAAATTCTGGCAATCTTCCGTAACTGGGATCCTGACGACGAGCAGCAGGAAGAGCTCGTCCACATGATTGAATGGCCCTTCGTGCCGTGGCGCGGAGCCTACCCCATTGGGTTGCCTCACATGATCGGAAGCCTGTCAGCGGCCGCTACTGGCTCACTGCGTGCGCTTCTGGATTCGGCGCACATCAACAACTTCCCAGGCATGTTGAAGCTCAAGGGTGGATCCCGTGGCGGTCAGTCTGACCGGATTGAGCCGACGCAGGTGACTGAGATTGAGGGCGGCGTCGGTGTCGATGACGTTCGCAAGATCGCCATGCCCGTGCCGTTCAACCCGCCAAATCCCGTGCTGTATCAGCTTCTGGGCTTTGTGACTGAGGCCGCTCGTGGCGTGGTTCGCACCACCTATGAGCAGCTTGGAGACCAGAACCCCAATGTTCCCGTTGGCACTACGCTCGCCATGATTGAGCAGGGCATGACGGTGTTCTCGGCGATCCATGCCCGCTTGCATTACGCAATGGGCATGACGTTGAAGGTTCTCCACCGCCTCAACTCCAAGCACATTGACGACGACTACATCATGCGCGTCACAGGCGAGGAGATGTGCAAGGCCAAGGACTTCCTTGGCGCCATGGATGTCATCCCCGTCTCTGACCCAAATATCTTCTCGGACGTACAGCGCTCCGCCCAGATGCAGGCTGTGGTGCAACGTGCGGCGGCCATGCCTGCCCTCTATGACCAGCGTGCGGTCGAGGAGCGCTTCCTTGAAGGCATGAAGATCCCCGACTTCAAAGCTCTGATGGCGAAGAAGCCGGAGCCGGTGGAGCTCAACGCCGTCAATGAGAACCTGGCGCTGACGCTGGGTCGGCCTGTAGCTGCCTTCCCGATGCAGGACCACCTTGCGCACCTTCAGGTTCATCTCGACTATCTGAAAAGCCCCATCTTTGGCATGAGCCAGCTGATCGGGCCGGTGTTCATACCTGGCGTCCTTCAGCACGTGAAGGAGCACATGGCCTACTGGTATTCGCTCTATATCTACGAGCAGACCAGCAATGTTGTTGGTGTGCCGCTCGACAACTTCCTTGGCGGGAAGGACGAGCATGTATCGGCCGAGCTAGATCGTATGCTGGCGATGGCGTCACAGCGTTACATGCCCGAAATCCAGCAATCGTTGCAGGGTATTCCGGCTGTAATCCAACAGGCGCAGCAGTTCTTGCAGCAATTCCAGCCACCTAAACCGCAGGATCCGGTGCAGGTTCTGATGGCTGAGACGCAGCGCAAGGCGCAGTATGACCAAGCGCAAACGCAACTCAATCAGCAGAAGCTTCAGATTGAGCAGGCAAAGGTTTCACGTGAAGCGCAGCTTGACCAGATCAAGATGCAAGAGAACATGGCCGACATACAGGCCAAGCAACAGATGAACGATGCGGACAACCGCACCGCCAAAGAACTTGCCGTGTTTGAGGCCGAACACGGCGGGCATCCCCGTCTTTCCACTGGCCACGGCATCAACCCTTGAGGTCTACGATGGATAACTCCCTTCTTCCCCAGCATAAGCGCCTCGCCATGGGCATGGCCGTGAACAATGCCCCCGAGGGCAAAAACATGGTCAATGACATGGTTAAGGCTCACAAATCCTACGGTATCCACAGAAATCTTTCTGGTAAGAATGATGCCCCGTCTAAAAGTGGACTTAATTCCTTCTCTGGGAAAAAGTAGCCTTGACAGGGAGGCTACATGATTGACATCATCATAAAGAGGCTACTCGAAGATCAAAGTCGAGTAGCCCACGAAACTATGTTGCAGCCTGGCGACGGCTCATTGTTTGAGTACGGGCGCAGGGCTGGGATTTACGCCGGTCTGGGTCGCGCAGTTGCGATCATAGAAGAGACCTTGGCAGAAGGAGAAGATGATGAGCATGGCAAACGTCGTCGCGCTAAACCAATCTGGGGATGAAGAAGAGAAATTCTTTCCTAGTGTCAATCCGGGCATCAAGCCCTTTGGATCTCGCGTTCTGGTCCAAATTCGTCGCGTTCGCACCAAGCGAAAGAGCGGCATTATCATCACAAAACAGACTACAGAGACCATTTTGGACAACACTTGTGTTGCCAAGGTCATCGCTGTTGGTCCTTTGGCCTACAAGAACCGCAATACCATGGAGCCTTGGTCTGAAGGAACGTGGTGCGAAGCTGGCGAATACGTTTTTGTGCCCAAATACGGCGGCCTTCGCTGGGAAAAGCCCTATAAAGTTGATGATTCTTACAGTGACACGATTCAATTCGCCATTTTTGACGATTTGAACATCACTGGAAGCGTCGAAGACCCTCTGAACGACGAAAATGAGACTGTGGGAGCTGCATCATGACCAGCACCGAGAAGGCAGAGATCCAGGAAGAGAAGCTTGAGGCCGTCGAGATCGAAAGCGAAGCCGACGATCACGATAATGATTCAGATGATCGCGAAGATGCTCGCCTTTCCGACTCTCGCAATGAAGAAGAGGACGGAAAGCGCGAAGCACGGCGCAATGAGCGCAAACGCCGCCGTGAAACCCAGCGTTTTGCCCGCGATAAGACAAAAGAAGAGATGCAGTGGCTAATTGACCAGAACAAGACGCTCCAGCAGCGCCTTGAGGCTGTCGAGCACCACGCCATCACCGCCCAGAAGGGATCGCTAGAGCAAAACTACAATTACGCTCTGAATGCGATCCGTGCTGCTGAGACAGCATTGGCCAAGGCAATTGAGATTGGCGATGGGGCTCGGGTTCCTGAGCTTCTTCGTCAGCGTGATCAGGCCATGGCGCAGGCGACTGAGTTAAACCAAGTGAAAACTAGGTTTTCTCAACAGCCCGCACCTCAAAACGCTGCTGTAAAAGAACGAGCCGAGAAGTGGGCTTCCCAGCATACTTGGTTCAACGCCAATAGCAGCGATCCTGATTCAATAGCGGCCAAGGCCATTGACGCCGGTCTTACGGCCGAAGGTTACGACCCCTCCACCAAGAAATACTGGAAGGAGCTTGACCGTCGCCTTGCTGACCGGTTGCCCCACCGTTTTGCAGATAATGATGATTCCGGCTATACTGGATCTCAACAGACCGGCAGGCGTGGTCCCCCTGTCGGCGGAACTAGGGAAATGAGTGCCCCCGGTTCCAAGAAGGTATTCGTCAGCGCCGAACGCATCCAAGCGATGAAAGACGCTGGCTACTGGGATGACCCGGTTCTTAGGCAGCGCATGTTGAAGCGCTATCAGGAAACGGATCGTGAACTGAAATCTGCACGCTGAAGGAGCGAGCTATGAACCTTGGTAACGATGAACGACTGAAGAAAGTAT